CTAGCGCTTGCTCCGCTTGCTGGCCTGTTTGGCTTCCGGCGTCTCCAGTTTGGACGCCGGCGCGTCTTCCACATCGTCCACGCGGATGGCAAACCCTGCGGCAACGATCCTCAGCGCATCCTCGGCGTCCGGGTGGTCCCAGATTTCGCCGGCACGGTAAGTGCCGGTTGGTCCGCTGATCGATTCAAGCATCTGGATCTTCATCGCCGTTTACCTCGCTCCGCGTGGACTCAGTCAGACTTAGGCCTGCACCAGGTGCTTGATCGCGCCAGAGGTCAAGATCTTGCTGTCGGTGCGAGCCCATGCCTGGAAGCCTACGGCGCCGTTGGCGGCGTAGAGCTCGTCCAGCCGCTGGATGCGAATGTTGGCCACATCGCGGATAAGGAACTTGTTCATGGCGCCGAAGACCATGGTCTTCAGGCCTGTGGTGATGGCGCTGTTCAGGCTGTTGGAGATCACAACCGGGAAGCCGTGCACGCGAATCTCGCCGGGGATGCGGTAAGACTCTTGGAACAGCGGCTGGCCGTTGCTGTCCACCAGCTTGCGCACATACAGCCACACGCTGTCGTGCATCACCAAGGCGCAGGAAGGATCCTGCCGGTAGGCGATGTCCACGCTGTGGATCAAATCGAGGATTTCGCTCGATGTGATGGCGGTCGCCGAGGCAGTGGTCTTGCCGGCGGTGCTGGCAGCGATACCCTGCGGCTGGCTGGAGCCGGTGCCGGTGGCGGCGTAGTCGGCCATGATGCGACCGAGGCGCTCGCCGAGCAGGTCGCCGATGTAGGCTTCCAGATCGACGGCGTTGTCTTCCAGAAGCTGCCAGCTCACCTTGAGCGCCTTCGAGCTCATGGTGTAGGCGTTCAGCGTGATCTGGCCGAAGGCGGTGTCAGCCACGGTGACCGAGCCGTTCTCAGCCAACAGCTCACCCTTGGTGCCGGTGTCGTCATTGGTGGGGAGCTGCATCGCCTCGCCAGACTCGGTGCGCAGCACCTGGGCAAATTCGCGCAGCGGGTTGAAGTAGAGCAGCGCCTTCTCGATGCGCTCAACCAGCACGGTGGGAACCGTGAAACCGCCAAGGCTGCCGGTGCCGGCCACCTGGGTGCCGGTGCCACGCTGTTCCAGATCCTGACGGCTGCGGGGAGCCTCAGAGAACAGGTTCACATTGAAGTCACGGCTGCGCAGGTTCACACCAATGCGCTCGGCGGCGGCGCGGTGCTTGTCGGTGGCTCGACCGTTGCCTTCGAGGAACCAGCCACGCATGGCCAGCTTACGGTCATTGTGCCACGCCTTGTCGTTGAGATCCTTGACAGCGTAGGGAACCTTGATGTCCATCGGCGCACTTCTCCTGGTGGTTTGCTTTTCCAGCTTCTCCAAGAGGCTGGCACAACGCGCGCCGACCTCATCCAATTTCCTCTGAGCCTCGACAGCCTGACCAGCGCTGCCGGCGTTTTCCTCTTCGACCTGATCCTCGGCAGGAGTAAAGTCCATGGCCTCCTCGATGGCGGCCACCCGAGCATCGAGGTCGGTCACCGACTGGGTGAGCGCATCCATTTGCGCCTGCTCCTCGGGAGTCAGCGCGCGGATTTGCTCAACCAGCGCAGCGCGCTCCTCGGTCAGTTTCTTGAGCTCTTCAATTCGGTTCATTTGATTTCCTCTGAGTGATTGAGAACCTAATTCCTTGGCAGCACGATGACCGTGCGATGCAAGCCACCGCGCACGCCTTTGTTGAAAGTCCATCTGCCGCAGGCCGCGCAAAGCGACAGTGGTGTCTGGGTAGGCCGGGATGCTGACCACGCTGACCTCGTGGAGGTCGATGCTGTGCAGCGTCCGAACGGCGTTGCCTTCCTCGTCCTTCTCCCAGGTGTCGCCACCCGGCGGGACCATGAAACCAAAGCTCATTTGGTTGACCACACCGCTGCGCACCAGTTGGCGCAGGTCGTCGGCGTAGCTGACGCCTTCCGGCAGCTCGATCTCCACCCGCAGGCCGCGCTTGTCGCTGGCCAGCTTGAGCGTGCCGTTCGTGGTGCGTGCCAGCGGCTGGCTGGTGTTGTGGTCCCAGAGCGCTCTGATGTCGGCGTTCTTTTCCAGCGACGCGTCAAAAGCGCCTGGGTGGATGCGCTCCTTGAATCCGCCGAGGTCTTCGCTGGTGGCAGGCGCATAGACCGCGGCGTAGCCGACCAACTTGCCGCCGTCTTGCTCCAGACTGCTAGTTCTTTTTTCAAGCATTGGCAGCATCCTCATCAGCATTTTGCATCTGGCCTGAAACCTTCTCGGCCCACGCCTTGCCGGGATCTCCACCCCACAGCGCCCAGGCAATCCGGCCAGCCGATGGATAGCCTTCCTGATCTGGCGACCATCCCTGGCCTTGCTTGTCCACCTCATGCCTGGCGAAGTAGCTCACCATGCGATTGATCGTTTCAGGGGAAACGCTGACGCCATTGGATAAGTCGCGCGCTCTGGCCACACCGACCAGCGTGCCGCCGCGGCCATATTCGTCCCGCCAGTCAAGGCCGAGCTGCGCCTCTTGCCGAACGCCTTGCGGCGGTGTGAAGTCAATGCGCGCATATTTCTGCGGCAGAGCTCTTGCGGCAATTGTGTCCCCGGCGCCGGCAGGGGTGGAGTCTGCGCTGGGCGAAGGCGCGGGGGCCAGCGCCGGGGTGGCTGATGGCGCAGACGGACCCGCCGGCGCATCCAGTGGCTGCATGTTGAGCGGCTGCAGGAATACATCACCACCCTCGATGGGTGGTAAATTCTCACGTTCCCTGATTTCGTTCGTTGAATAAATACCCCAATTTTTCCCCAAAGCGTACACTTCAAATCTTGTTTTTACATCCGCACGCAGCAGGCCTTCGATGAGGTGCTCGAAGTAGTACTCGCGCTTTTCGACGGTGTTCAGCAGCTTGATGCTGAGCTCCTGCTCAAACCGAATCAGCCACGGCCTTAGTGTCTCGGTGTAAAACGCTTGGTTTTCCGCCTCAATGCTGCTGTAGGTTTGGCCGGTGTTGTCCCGCAGCTTGCTGCTCGGCACATTGAACCAGCGCGCCACCTCGGCAACCTGGAACTGCCGGGTCTGCAAGAACTGCGCATCATCCGGCGGCACACCGAGCGCCTGCCATTTCATACCCTCTTCGAGAATGGCGATGCGGTGCGCATTATCGAGGCCGGAGTGCAGGCGCTCGTAGTCTGCACGCAGGCGCTGCCGTGCGTCATCGCTGAGCCTGCCTGGGTGCTCCAGCACACCAGATGGCCTTGCGCCGGTGCCGAATAGCTTGGCACCGAACTGCTGCGCCGCAATGGTCAGGCCGAGGCTTTCCCGTGCGGTGCGAATGACGCTGTAACCCATGACGCCATCGCCACCGAGGCCGCGCAGGTGGATGACATTCGCACCCGCCAGCGTGACATGGCCGCCTTTGGGTTGTGTGACCTTGTAGTAGATGTTGCCATCAATCTCGCGGTACGGCTCGACCCGCTCTGGTGCCAGCAGCCACAGCGCCACCGGCATGCCGTCACTGGCTCGCCGCTCAATCTCGGCGTAGCCGTTGCCGTAGGTCAGCGCATGCGCAAACAGCGCCTCACGCCACACCAGAGAGCCGATGCCTGGACAGGGTTCGTCATGCAGCAGGTTGTAGAGCGGATGGTCGGTGGCTCGCTCGCGGGTGCCACCATCCCGGCGGTAGGTGATGAGCGGCAGGCTGGCGGCGCCTTCGGAGATCACCCGCACAGCGGCCCACACCGTGGCGCAGGTCAGAGCGGTGGATTCGTCCACACGCACACCCGCCTCGGTGATGCGTCCGCCGAGCAGGTCGATCAGCGCCGGATCCCGCAGGCTGCTGCCCATGGTCTTGTGGCGGGAGCCGAACCATCGCGTGATGAAATTGGCCATTCCTCAATTGTGAGTGAGTGGCTACACGATCAGCGCCAGACGCAGATACCCCACTGGTGATAGATGGCACCCAGCCGGTCCACCTCATGCCAGGAGCGCATCCATGTGCGCTTGCCTGAGCGGCATGGTCCCTCGGTGCTGCACTGGTAGTGCACGGTCGATGCCTGCACACCAGCCACAACCACATAGTGACCGATGCCATGCGCCGGCGTGGTCAGGCAGATGACCGGCCTGCCGATGGTGGTGAACTGCTCTAGGTCGGTCCACGCCATGCTGCCGGCCAGCACATGGCAGCCGATGCTGCGGAAAAACGCCTCGATGGCGCGCGGGTCGGTGCCGTCGATGCTGTTGCAGTTGAGTATGCCGAATTGATGCGGCTTTGGCCGGCGTCGCAGATGCCGCAGCACCACCTGCACGGCGACCAGTCCGCAGTCATGTTCGCCAGACTGCCGCAGGTCCGCCAGGCTGATCACAGCATGCCCAACCCACGGGATTCATAGACGCTGCTGCCAGTCACCTCGCCAAGCTGCGCACGGGCCACGGCCATGATGCCTGCGATGCACAGGTCGATCTTCTCGGTGCTCTTGCTCTTGCTCGGCTTGATGTTCCCGGCGCTGTCGCTCTCGATCACCGCATTTCCCCAGCACCAGCGCTGCACTGGGTGGCCATCGTGCCACAGCCGGCCTTGCAGGATGAGCGACTCGGTGGCCTTGGCTGCAGGCGACATGCTGGCATAGCCTTGGCCAAACGCCACCACGGTCAGGCCTTCCTGCTGCAGCTCTTGCGCCAGTTGCGCCGCATTCCAGCGGTCGATGGCGATCTCTCGAATGCGGTACTCGCTGGCAAGCGCCAGAATGCGCGCCTTGATCTCGGCGTAGTCAATCACTTCGCCATCGATCAGATTCAGGTAACCCTTGGCGGCCCACTGGTCGTAACGCTGCTTGTTGCGGCGCTCTCGTTCCTTGACTGCGCCGGTTGGCGCCCAGGCATACGGCTTGAGAATAATCTTGTCGTCGTAGGGGAATGCCAGCACCAAGGCGCTCAAGTCTTGCGTGCTGCTGAGATCGAGGCCGGCCCAGCAGGCTCGGCCTTTCAGGTCAGGCAGCGGCGCAGCGCAGGCGTCGAAGCGCTCCATATTCAGCCACCGGGTGCTGCTTTCCGTCCACTGGTTCAGGTGCAGCCGGCGAAAACTCTGCTCCTCAGCAGGCGATGCCAAGGCCTCGTTGACCTTTTGGCGGAAATAGTCGGCCTTTACACTCACTCCGTAACCGGGGTTGGCTGCTTTCCAAGTGCTTTCGAGTCGCCAGTCGGCATCCGGCGGTGCCTCGTAGATCACCGGCAGCATCGTCTCGTCGAGCTCTTGGCCAGACTTGCGCGCCTCGGCCACGGCTTTGCCACGGTTGTAGATTTCAAACCACAGGCTTTCCCGGTCGAAGCCGGCGGTGCTGATCATGATGACTGCCGGTTGGCGGCGTGCCAGCACTGAGGTCGTCAGCGCCTCATACAGCTCACGATCTGGCCAGACATGCACCTCGTCCGCGATGATCGAGGACGCATTCAACCCATGCTGAAGCCGGCCATCGGCGGCCACACATCGGAGAAACCCGCCGCTTTTCTTGACGATCTCCTTGCGCAGCACCGTGCACCGGCTGGCTAGTGCGGGACAGCTCTGGACCATCGCCGCAGCGGTATCAAAGACGATAGATGCCTGGT